TTAATGTTGTAGCTGCTTTTTGTATTTTAGCAAAGTCATCTTTCTTTAATGTAAATGCTACTGTCTTATCAGGCATACTGATACCTTTTTGAGGTGTAACAATAACTGATTTATCAGCAAAGAAATACTTAATTGTTTGTTTTGATTTCTCATCAGAAATAACGGCATAGTTGGCACCATTAACTTTAACAGCAGGCTTATCAAATAATTCTACTGCTCTTAAAAATTCTGATAAACTGTATATACCAAATTCAGTATCAAATTTTTCTGTGATTGTTGCTTCTGCTAATATATTTTTCATAGCAGATATAGTATTTAACTTACTGCCTGGTTTAAAAAGAATGTTATCGTTGATCTCGCTAAAATTCTTTAATATGGCCAGTGTGTCTGTACTTAGGTTCATTTCACTTCTCCTTATCATAGTTTAATAATAATATAACATAATGTACTGCTTTAAGCAAGTCAGCACGATTATATCCGTTCTTTTTACCATACCTACACAAATACTTAATTGCATTGGCGTGGCAAAAATCTTTTCCAATATTTAGTGTTTTGAATAAATCTTGTACTTGAAATCCGTCTTGGCCTGTTGAATAGTGTTGACCATAAGTTGATTTGATATAGTCAAGTATTTCTTTTACAATTTTATCTTCGTTGTACTTCATAATATTTGGAGCGGACAACTGGTACTGCCCCAATTTCTCTAACTTGGAAAGTTAGAATAATACTTTTATACTATGTCCGCAATTCCTAATCTAACATAAGTGGCCGAAAAAGTCAAGCGATTTCGGCCACTATAAATGACACTAATTATTTGATGTCAATTGTCTTTGGTTTTTTAGACTCTGGTATAATTTTTTCTAATGATACCTTTAATAGACCGTCTTTTAACTCGGCGCCTTTGATTTCTACATCATCAGCGATTGTAAATGATCTTTCAAAGTATCTCTTAGCTATACCTTTATAGATTGTGTTACCATCAGAATCTTTTGATTCTTCCTTATCGGATTTTTTTGATCTGATTAATAACTGTCCGTCCTCATAGGATACTTCAATATCTTTTTTGTTGTATCCTGCAAGAGCCACTTCAATATCGTATTTGTTTTTTGAAGTTTCCACGATATTATATGGTGGATAATTTACTGAAGGAACTCTTAATCCAAAGTCGTCATTTAACATTGATTCAAAGTGATCGAATACGTTATTAAACCCTATGGATAAAGGCCTTAGTTGATTGAATATGCTTAATTGATTTTTAGTCATTTTTATCTCCTTTTGTTAAGCAAGTTAAAATTGAAAGCCCACTATTGGCACTTTCAATATTATTTATAATATAAGTACGATTTTTGATATTTCAAGTGGTCAAAAATGTCGCACTTTAGTGGTGGTTTGTTTATCACGGAGTAAACCACCAAACACCGATTTGCTGATACTTTAAGTAGTATCAATCTTTTTAACGCCGACTAGGTCTTATGAATTGCCTAGTCTATAATATATATACAGGCTCAATTATAGCGTTAAAACTAGTAACCTCTTTGTTCTCTTAACATCTTCTGTCTTTTTAAAAAGTTAGCTCGCATCTCTTTTGCTTTTCTAACTCTTTTTTCAGATGGTTTTTCGTAAGTCTGTTTCATTTTATACAGCCTCATAAAACCGTCTTTCAGAAGTTTCTTTTTAAGAATACGCATAGCCTTTTCGACATTGTTATTCCTAACTTCTATTTTTAATCCCAATTTATTTACCTCCTTTCGATGGAACTTTATGTAATTGAATTTCATAGTTATTCTGGTTATTAAAATAAGCATCACCGTGTATAATAGTAGACTCTTTAGAATGATTCTTACCAAAAGTAGAAAAGCTCATTTCACATTTGTTTGAACTTTTGTTTGCTGACCAATCTTTTTTTTCTAAATCGCTCATAACAACAAATTGTCTAAATGTTTTAGGATCGTATGTAACTAATAAAAATGTGTGAGGTACAATTCTTGTTGCACCTATACCAGCAAAAACTTTGGTTGAAGAACTGGTACCTTGATATTGACCTACTTTTACCTCGATTCTTTCAGGATGATATCCTTCTTTAGATAAACATTTAATTCTAATATCAGGTAATCCTACTTCCTCTCTAGGAGTGTAAGATTCAAATCCTTCTTCTTCTAGTACAATTGATAAAGCTGACATATAAGCATTAGATATAAATGTGCTAATAAATTGTTGTTCGTGTCCGTGTTGTTTATCTTGTATAATTTTTTTACCATTTAATGAAATATTTAAAAACTGGTCTATCATACTATTAGCATACTTAATCAACTTTTTCTGTAATTTTGGGTTTTTAAAATATTTTGGCCAATTTTTTCTTTTTTTATCATATTTTAATTTTGATTTTTCTTTTATATCAAAAGCTTCACTATAAGCTTTAGCAACAGAATATTCGCCCGATTCAACTTTTGAAATTAAATCTAATCTTTTTTTAGAAAATATTTGATACATTTTTTTAAAATGTTCGATAGAAAATTTACATTTTTCATTACACCATCTATTTCTATCTTGTGGAGAAAAATCTTTTCCTGTTTTTTTATAATGTAAATCATTAGCAACGTCATATTTTCTTAATATAACAGGCCAAGATGTTTGATTTCTTATTACTCCAGGTTCATTATAAGCATCTAACATCGCCATTTCATTTTCTGTATATGGAATATCTATATTTAAACGTTTTTCATCAAGAGTGTGATCTATTATTTCGCATTGTACTTTTGTTTTTGAAAGTTTTTTATCTTCATTACATTCCCACCATCTTCTATGACCAGAATAAATAAAATTATTCATATCTATTTTTATTATTTCTTTAGTAGGCGTACCTGTTTTTTTATACCATTCCATTAAAGATTTTTTTAAGGCTGCTCTATCATCATCTTTAAAATCATATAAAACTGAATTAAAAGGGTGTGGTTTTAAGTCTGTTATTTTTCTATAAACTATATTGGTTTTCATATTTTATTATTTTATATTAAGGTTAAATTTTATCACAGTTTGTTTTAATTGTCAACCAGATGGCCATTACTGGCCACCTGTGGACTAATATTAACGGATTTAGATATAGTCTTTCGACTCATCTTCCTCACCGTCATTGGAATTCGTTTCAGTTTGAGCGGCAACTTCTGCTTGTCTATTCGATTCGATAATCTGATCAGCAGTAGCACCAGCGTCAACTTTGGTGTATAAATCTACAAATGAAGTTTTAGTATCTTCATCAAATCTATTTGTACACATCTCAATTGCTTTAAGTTTGTTTTTAAAGATTGCATAAGCTTGTACTATATGTACCAATCTTCTTGTTGAAATAATCTCATCAACACCGCCATCAAAATAAGTTTTTCTAATGACATCAGCCCAAGTAACAAGTTTACTTACATAGTCGGTATCTTTTTTACCAGCGGCTTCTAAAGTGTTGTTTAGAATTTTTTCCTCGGTCTTAGCGTTTGGATATTTCTGTTCAAACGTTACTGGAAATCTTTCAAGGAAAGCTTCGTTAAGAATATTAGTACCGATAAACTTACCATCTTCGGAACCTTGACCTTTCGTATTTGCTGTGGCAATTACGTTAAAGCCTTCTTTTGGTTTTACAAATTTGTTAATCTTTTTAACAAATACACCTGAGCCTTCTAAGATCGGTTGTAAACACATAATCTTATTTGAAGCAAGGTCAATCTCATCTAATAAAAGAAGAGCGCCTCTTTCCATCGCTTCAATAACTGGACCGTTTTGCCATACAGTTTGGCCATCTCTTAATCTATAACCACCAAGTAAGTCGTCCTCGTCTGTTTCAATTGTAACGTTAACTCTAATACATTCCTTTCTATTATCAGCACACGCTTGTAAAATAGACATAGTCTTACCGTTACCAGAAAGACCTGTTACGAATACTGGATAGAATTTATTAGATTTAATAATTGATTTAATATCAGTATAGTTACCGAATGGTACGAATACTGGATCTTTTTTAGGTACTATATCACCTGTAAGAGAAGATACAATATAAGCAGCTTCTTTTTTAGTTTCAATAGTAGTATCGGTAGTTTTTACAACTGCCGTTTTTTTAATATCACCGTCAAGTGGTAATTTAAAGGTTGCTTTATCAACCTTGTAATCTTTATTTTTGATTAACCATTGTGGAGCGTATTTACAACCAAATTTTTTATTGGCTTGTATCAACTCTTTTTTAGTCAATACATCTTTATTAAATAGGCCATATGCGTATTTAACAAATTCTCTTTGTTTATTGTTTAACATTATATATTAGTCCTCATTTGTTGTTTTATATGTACCATAATAACATAACATTGTGTCAGCATTATGTCTTTTTTTAAAGAAAAAATCATTTAATATCAATAGGTTAAGCAATTTTTTCAATAAACTTGTTTAAAAGCACTCTGGAATATATACGATTTTTCATAGATTTGGTAAACATTCTTTTAATATTAGATGTTGATTCGTCAGCAGCAATATTACCTAATGTATAGTTTTCTACATTCATATCTTTAGCATTTACAACGTAATATGAATCGTAGCCAGGTCTTGATACTTCAATAACTTTGTCTTGTAAAAATTTTTTTCTAAGTTTTTCAAAGTTTGGATTTACACCTTGATATTGGCCATTTTTATAAACTGAAGCAGGAACAAATTGTTCAAAACTATTTTTATTTACTCTTTTTGAAAGATAAAAACCGATAGTTGTAGCATTGTATTTGTCTTTTATCATTTTTAATAATGATGCTGTAAGCGACATTCTACTACCAGAAATTCTGTCTAATTCTGAAAATGCGGTTGTATATCTTTTATTGCCATCTTTAATAACAGTTTGTGCTCTATAACCACGTAATTGTTTATTATAAGGTCTGCTTGTATCAAAATTATATTCTGCCATTTCACTATTGGCTTCACCATCAGTAAGAGTAATAAATGAAAGTTTTTCAACTTTATATTTTGATTGAAATAAAGGTATAATTTTATTACACATAATTAAAGCTTCGTTTAATGGTGTTGAAGTTAAATGATATTCTTGTGAAATAGGAATTACATAACCTTGGTGGGTTTTGTCAAAAGAATAAGAATAACCTCTATTAAAATAAAAAGCCATTTGATAAAGGTATTGTAATGATTCGTGCAATACTGTTTTTTTCAGTTTATGGCTGGCAACATTTACTAATATTGCTTTATCAGGAAACATATCGCCGTTTTTCTTTTTAAAGGTTTCAATTTTATCTTTATTAGAATCACTTACATCTTTAAACAAATAAACTTCAAAAGGTATATTAATTTTTTGGCAGAACCACACTAGGTTACATAATTGCTGAACCGTTTTTGATATAATATCACACATAGAACCAGACCAGTCAAGTAATATAATCATACCGTGGTTTTTGCTGTTAGGTAATATAGTTAATCTTTTGAATATATCATCACTAAATTTGTAATTTTTTAATTTAAGAGGGTCGATAACACCTGTTTTATCTACAGTTGCTCTCTTATAAGCAGTGGCTGCTTTTTTCATTTCAAATTCTTTAACAAGATACATTACAGTTTTTGAACTATCTTTTTTAAATTTTAAAAAGTCTTGTTTAATCCAATTGTAAAATTTAACATACTCATCTTTAGTATCTTGCACATTTGTTTTATCAGTAAAATAATGGTGATTACTAGCTTTCATATCTTTTAAAAACTGTTCATTAGTTACAAAAGCATTTTTAAAAATAGGTTCAGGTAAAGTAGCATATCTATAATTTTTTGTTTTATCTAATAACTTATCTTTTGATTCTTCAAAGTTTTGATCTGTAATACAAGTTAAACCGGTATCAACACTTACGTTTTCGCCACCGTGGCCATTAGGATTAGCAACATTATTTGTATCGCCATCTTTTTTATCTTTTGATTCTGAACCGTCATTTAACTTATCACTTTCGGTTTGTACTGTAACTTTAACGGTTGATTTACCGTTTTTATCTAGTTTATAATTTTTAGCTAATGGGTGATTATCAAAATCTGGTAACTTAGATAATTGGTCTAATTGTTTTTCTTGCCAACCATATAACTCTTTAGCAATTTTTAATACGTCAGCAAACGTTTTGATATTGTCAATTTTATCAACCCACGATTGCTCTTCTTTTGAAAACTTGATATTTAATTTTTTAGATGATTTGTAATACATATTAATTTTATCAATTAACATCAAATCAGTATTTACGTTTTTATCTTTTAAACCAAAAAAGTTTTGTTTCATTAATACATCAAAAGCATTAATATAATTCTTAACAATTCCTGGATATTTTTTTTGAATAAGTTTATCTATTCTAGTATCTTCAATAACATTAACATAAGCTCTGTATTTTGGATCTTCTAATTTAGACCAAGCTTTTAAAGGTGTATGTAAAGCGTGGGAACATTCGTGTGCCGTAAGCATATCATAAACATCACCTGATGGCTTTTTGAATATTGGTAAAGTAACGATTCTATTCTCTAAATCAAACGAAGCAGTTTTTACGTTGTTATGTTCTACTGATAAGTTTTCTGTAGCGAATAGTTTTGCTAATTGTGATTTTGATTCTATATTTACTTTATTAACTTTAACCATATATATAATATAACACCTATTGCTATATTTTACAATGTTTCCGAGCAAAAATAAAAGGCAATAAAATCAATGACTTACGGAGGATTGTGTTCAAATTATGACAAAGTCGTTATCGGCCAACTTGAAAAAGGTACTTTTTTTTTGTTTCTTCCCAATTTAAATAGATAATATCATCATAAAAGTGTGATTCTTTTGATACTCTACCTTGTGCTATAAGTGATTCGATTCTCTTTTTGGCGTACTTTGTTTTCCATATATGAG